CTGGACGGCGTGCAGACGATGGCCGCTGCCGCTGCGGCTCTGCGGAACAAGGCGAAGTAAATGGCTGACCTGATCGTCAAGCTCGTCCTGACCGCCGATGGCCGCATGCTCGTGCAGCGCGCGGGCGAGGCCGAGCAAGCGATCGCCCGGATCGGCACGACCTCGCAGAAAGCCGGCCAGCAATCCAAGGACAGTTTCGCCAGCCTCGGTAATTTGCTGAAAGGCATCGGTGCTATCGCACTCGTGCGCGAGCTCAGCCAGCTGGCCGATCAGTACAAGGAAATCAACGGACGTCTGCTGCTCGCGGCAGGCTCGGGCGAACGGTACGTCGCCGCGCAGCGCGAAGTCCTCGAAATCTCGCAGCGCACGCGTGCGCAGCTCGGCGCCACAGCCGAGCTCTACACGAAGATGCAGCGTGCCGTCGATCAGCTCGGCGGATCGCAGCAGACGGCGCTGCAGGTCACGGAACTGGTCAACAAGACGTTCGCGATCTCCGGCGCCAGCGCCGCCTCGACCGGCGCGGCGATCACACAGCTGGCGCAGGGCCTATCCGCCGGCGCATTGCGCGGCGATGAATTCAATTCGGTGATGGAGCAGGCGCCGCGCTTGGCGCAGGCGATCGCCGACAGCTTGCATATTACGACCGGCGAACTGCGTGCGCAGGCCGAGCAGGGCAAGCTCACGTCCGACATCATCATCAAGGCGCTCACGAGCCAGAAGGACAAGATCGACGCCGAATTCAAGGCGGTGCCGCTAACGATCGCCGGTGCATTCACGCAAGTAAAGAATGCCGTGCTGGTCGGGGTCGGGGAGATCGATGCCGCCACGGGCGTCAGCGGCAAGATCGCCGTGGGCGTCTCGAATCTCGGCAGCCTGATCCGCAAGCTGGCCGACGAGGTTGTGAACGCCGGCGCGGTATGGCGAGATACTTTCGCGGATGCCGGCGCCGCCACCGAAGAGGCGCGGAGCGTCGTCGCCGACCTGCTCGGATACCTGAAAGACGTCGTGGCCAGCGGCGTACGTGAATTCCTGATCTTGCCGCAGACGTTGCGCACGGCGTTCACGATCATCCTCGGCGAAGGCGACAAGCTGCTCATCGGGTTGATCGAAAAATTCGAGCTGCTCGTACCGGGCATCGAAGGGATTTGGCTCGACGTCAAGGAAGGCGCTGCCCGGCTCGCGCTCGAGATCGAGCGGCTGATCGGCAAGGCCATCGACGCGGTATTGGCGAAATACGCGTCGCTAATCAGCGGCGTGTCCAGTCTGGCCCAGAAACTCGGTGCCGACGAGACGGCGGCGAAACTGCAAGGTGTGGCTCAAGCAGTGCTGGCCAATGCCACCGCCGAAGACACGATCAAGAAAAGAATCGAGGAAACGACCCAGGCCTACGATGCGCGCCGCGCGGCGTTGGCGGGCGACGTCGACGCCATCGTGAAACGCAGCGCCGCGGAGCGGCTTTCTGCCAACCAGGCGATCCAGGCATCGCTCGCGGAGCGTGACGCCGCGCTGAAACGGCTCGATGTTGCGAAGCAGGTCACGAGCGCCAACGAGAAGCACAGCAAGGTCAGCAAGGCCGCGGCGGAGGCCACGAAGGAACAGGCACGCGCCAGGCGTGAGTTGACCGACGGCGAGCGCGCTTACCTTGAGGTACAGAAACAGGTGCTGGCAGCGGTCGACGAACTCGATCGCTTGAACACGTCGCTCGACGAGCACATGGCGCAGCAGCGCGATCGTCTGGCGGGCTTGGGCGATGAACAAATTCGTTACAACGCGCAGCTGCGCGAGGCGAATCAGCTGGCGACGGAAGCGCTCGTGCTCGGGCCGATGACGCAAGAGCAGCTCACGGCGTACGAATCGGCGCTGACCAAGATTGCGGAAAGCCGCGACATCGACATCGCCGTCGAAAACCAGCAGCGTCTGGCGGATGCCGCGCGCGAAGCGGCACGCGAATCCTCGCGCGCGTGGGAGCAGTTCACGGCCGGACTGGCCGACGCGATCGCTGGCGGCGCCAACGGCGTGCGCCAGTGGTGGAAGGCGATGCTCGAGGACATGAAGCGCCAGCTCATCCAGAGCGGACTCCTCGCGCTCGTGCGCGGTCTGTTCGGCGCCGGAGCGACCGGCGGCGGCGCCTTCGGATCGGCCGGCAGCCTCGCGAGTTTGTTCCTGGGTGCGGGCAGTGGTGGCGGTAGTTTCAGCGGCTCGCTCGTGAGTTCGGGTGCGCAGGCCGTTTTCGGTGGCGGCTCGGGCGGCGCCGGCTTGTTCAGTCCCTCGAATTGGCTCAGCGCCGGTCGCTCGCTGTGGTCGGGCTTCTCGACCATGTGGGCAGGCTCCGGCCAGATGACCACGCTGGGCAGCTATCTCGGCACGGCCAATTTCGGCCCCGGTATGGCGACGACGTACACGCCGAGCGCATTCGGTACGACGCTCGGACTAGCGGGCGCGGCGTATGGCGCCTATCAGGGATATCGCGGTGCCGGTGGCGGTGCAGCCGGCGTGGCAGCCGGTGCCGCTTACGGCGTCGGTACGCTGACTGCAGCCGGCGCCATCGGCGGCATCGCGACGGGCGCGGGCGCCGCCGCTGGTGCGGCTGGCGCGCTCGGCACCGTTGGCCTCGGCGCCATTCCGGTGATCGGCTGGATCGCGCTGGCCGCGATGCTGATCGACAAATTCAGTGGCGGAAAGCTGTTCGGCACCGGCTATCAGACGAAGAGCTCCACGGTCTCCCTCGGCATTGGTCCCGACGGTGGCGACGCTACGGCGAGCCTGTATCAAGAGGGCCAAAAGAGCCTGTTCCGCGGCAAGAAGCGTCGCACCAAAGAGGTCGATCCGGGTGACGATGCCATTGAGGCCGCGCAGAAGCTTTTCGACTCCATCAAGAAGACGATGACCGATTCGGCACGCGCGCTTCAGATCGACGTGCCGCCGGTGATCGAAGGCGCGATCCGCGTCGTGAACGAGTACGACAAGAAGGGCAAGGTGAAGTCCACCCAGACTTTCGTCGATATTCTCGGCAAGCACTATGAAGAAGCCTCCCAGGAACTCGCGGCAACGCGTCTTGCCGCCGAAGCCATCGTCGCGACCGTCGCGGCGAGCGAGGCGGGCAAGGCCGCGAGCGCGATTGCCGAGCAGTGGCGCGACTCGGCCGAGACGCTCATGGCGGGCGCGCAGTTCGTGCTCGCGGCCACCGTCGACATCCAGAAAGGCAAGGGCCTGCTTGGCGACGGTGCCACGCTCGAGGATACCGTCGCGATTACGCAAGAGCTCGCCGTGGGCAATGAGGCGCTCACCGATACCTATGCGCGCCTTGCCGCGCAGACGCAGCTGTTCGAGGACGCCATGCAAGCCATGGGCGTCAGCCTCGGCAAGACCGGCGCGGACCTCGTGCGCTTCGCCGACGAATTTGTGCAGGCGGCCGGCGGCGTGCAGCAGGCGCAGCAGCTGTGGCAGCAGTTTTTCGCCAACTACGGCGCCGACGCGCTGGCGGTGACGCAGCAGCTCACCACGCTGCAGCAGGAAGCGGCAAAACAGCTCGAAGGCATCGGCCTCGAGGGCATCAACACGATGGACGCCTTCAAAGCGGCCTTCAAGGCGGCGTTGCCGACGCTCAGCGCCGACGACATCGTGACGTGGATCGCCGCCGGCAACGCGCTAGCTGACGCCACCCATGCGCAGGAGGCGTACACCGCGGCGGTGAAGTCGTACGAGGACTTTTCGCGCGATCTTGCCAAGGTCGTCTCCGGCTACGCGGACAACGGCAATTTCACGCGCCAGATGGCCGAGATCGACGCCTGGCGCACCGACGCGATCAAGCAGGCCAACGACCTCGCGCATGCCGCGGGTCTTGCCGCCGCGCGCGAAGGCGACCTCGCCAACATCGAGCTGCGCGCGGCGCAGCTGCGCGCTCAAGCCGTGCGCGAGCTCGAATCGAGCACGCGCGACCTCGTGGGGCGTCTGTACGGCGGCACGGGCGGTTCGCTCGACACGATCAACGCACAGATCGCCGCGCTTGAATCGGCGCAGCAGGGCGCCTCGCAGGCGGCGCAGGACATGGCCAATGCCTCCCGGCAGCGGTATCAGGACGAGCTCGCCGCGATCGAGCGCATCCGCGGCTTCGTGCAAAGCCTGCTGCTCAACACACAGCTGACGACGCTGACGCCGGAGCAGCAGCTCGCCGAAGCGCGCAAACAATATGAAGACGTGCTCGCACGCGCACGTGCCGGCGATGCCGCGGCATTGTCGCAGCTGCCCGAGGCGGCGCAGGCGTACCTTGAGCGCGGCCGCGGCTACTACTCGTCGGGCGACCAGTACCAGGCGATTTTCGATTCCGTCACGCAGGCGCTGAACGCGCTCGGTGCGCACACGCCGACAGCGCCGGGCGGCAGCGCGGGCGGCGCGGTCACAATCACCGCGAGCGCCGACCTGCAGGCGTTGTACACGCAGCGCGATGCGCTGCTCGCCGATCAGGAGCGCCAGACGCGCCTCGCAATGGCGCAGCAGCTCGCCGTGCAACTGCAGCAGCTCTCGGCGCAAACCGGGCAGCCCGTGCTCGAGATGGCGCAGTCGCTCGGCGTCAAGATCGACCAGTTCGTCAGCGATCTCGGCATCAACCTGCAGGATCTGACGGTCGAGACGGCCGGCCAGCTCGCGGACCTTGCGAGCACGCTCGGCATCAGCGTCGATGATCTCGCGCAGAGCGTGGGCTACTCGCTGGGCCAGCTCGCGGACCAGAACAGCCTGATCAATCAGCTGCTCGGCCAGCGCATCCAGGCGCTGCCGGCGACCGAGAAAGCGCTGCTCGAACCGCTGTTCAACGCATTGCGTAACGCCACGACGTCGACGGACGCGAACAAGGCGATCAACGACCTGCGCAACGCGACGGAGGGGCTGCCGCAAGAATACCGTGACCTGCTGGCGCCGCTACTCGGCTTGCCGCCGACGCCGACAAAGAACCTCGCCGACACGGCCACCTCGACGCAGAAGATTTCGGACCAGCTGTTGAGCCTGCCGGGCAACTCAATCGGCGCCGTGGTCGGCTACATGCGCTTGGCGCAGATCGACGACTACACGCGCTACACGGTACCGGTCGCCTCGGGCATCACGCGCATGAAACAGCTGATGGAGCAGCAGTGGGGCGCGGGCGCGCCGGACCATGGCGATGGCGGCATCGACAATGTGGCGCTCAACGGCGACGGCGCCTACGCCTTCGCGCCGGTGGTCAACGTCGCGCCCGCGCCGAACCCATCCGACGACGTCGTCGCCGAGCTGCGCCAACTGCGCACGCAAGTCGAAGCGCTGCGTAAGGAGCGCCGCGACGGCGATCAACAGATCGTCGCGGCCGCCGGCGCGATCACCACGGCCGTGTCCGCGTCGGGTGCCGAGTCCGCGCGCACGCTGCAGCGCAGCGTCGAACGGATGGGAAGGAGCTGAGCATGGCGGATCGGGTCCTGGTGCTGGACATCGGCGAGGACGTGCAGTTCGACGCCAACGCCGCCGAATCCGGCGTCGCGTTGAGCAACGGCAACCGCACGCTCGCGCGTGGCGCGACCGCCGCCTCCGGCTTCACGCGCACGCGGGTCGCCCGCGCGGGCGGCAAACTCTATGCGCGGTTTCGTGTCGATGCGCTCAACGGCAGCCGGCCGATTGTCGGCGTCGTGAACGCCAATGCGCTCGCGAGCGCGATCACGCTGATCAATGATCCGAACGGCTGGGGCTACACGGCCGATGGCCGCGTCATGTCCAACGGCGCCGTGATCAGCGGTCCGCACATCGCCGTCGGGGTGGGCGGTTTCGTCGGCATCGCCGTCGATATCGCGGCGGGCAAGCTGTGGGTCGAGGTCAACGGCGTCTGGGTGAACGGCGGCAACCCCGCGACCGGCGCCAATCCGGCCGCGACGGGGATCACAGGATCGCTGTTCCTGGCGACCAGTCTGAACCTCGCCAACACCGGCGCGACGCTGTTCGTCGACGATGTCGATCTGGCGGCGACGTGCCCGGCCGGCTTCATGCCGTGGGGCACGTTCGGCCGTATCGGCAGCCGCGGTCTCACGACGGCCGCGAGCGACACGCCGGCCAACATCCACTATGAGGCGCGTATCGCGCCCGACGGCAATCCGATTTACCGCCGCGCGGTGTCGTGCGTGCTGTGGGATCGCGGTGGGGTGAGCGGCGCACCGCTCGGCGACATAGAGATAATGAATACGGACGGGGCGCTCGATGCTTGGGCCACGATGCAGATGCGCGGCCTGACGCTGCGCGCGCGCATCGGCAATGTCGGCTCGCTCGTCTCCGGTTTTACGAACGTCGCGACAGCGATGATCGACCGCGCTTACGTCGCGTCGGAAAATCGGCTGCGCATTGTGTTGAGCGACCCCGGCAAGCGCCTGGACAAGCCGGCGCAGACGTCGCTGTTCGATGGCACGGCGCCCAACACGGCACTGGCCGGCGCACCGCGGCCGCTGCTGCTCGGTCAGTGCATCTGGGTGGCGCTGACGCAGCTTGATCCCGCGACGCTCGAGTACGCGCTCGCGGACCGCGCCTTCGGCGGTGTGACCGAGCTGCGCGATCAGGGCGTCGTGATTACGCCGCTGACCGGATGGGATGCCGGCGCGCGCGCCGATAATTTCGGCGTCCGCCGCGTAACGAACCCTGCCGGCAAACAGGTCGCGAGCGTGCGCGGGCTCGTGAAGCTTGGTGCCACGTTCGTCGACGGCAGCAACGGCGGCGACTTCACGACGTGGGTCGGTGGTGTCCCGAGCGGCTGGTCGGAGCAGTCGAGTGGGGCCGCGCCGAACGATGTTTCGCAGGTTGCCAGCACGGCACGCTACCAGTCGAACGGAGCCGGCAACGCCTCGCTGTTCCGCGCGGGCCTCGTCAACGGCCAGCTGTATTACGTCGAGATCACCGTCTCGGCGCGCACGAGCGGGCGCCTGATGTTGCAGCAATTCGGCGTCGGTTCGACCGTGCTGGCGTACCTGGATCGCGTCGGTACGTTCCGCTTCGCGTTCGTGTCGACCGCGGCGCAGGGCACGCTGGAGCTGCGCATCCCGGCCGGCGAGGCCGGCGATATTACCGTCAGTCGCGTGCGCGTGACGGCAGCGAGCGTGATCGAGCGACTGCCGGACTGGCTCACCGAGCTGTGCGTCACGCGCGGCGGACTCGCCTCGAGCGAGCTCGATCTCGCCGGCACGATCGCGACGCTCGATGCGGCCGCGCCGTGGCGCCTCAACTACTTCACCGACCAGGCGGTCAAGATTCCCGAGCTGCTCAAGCAAACGCTCGACAGCTTCCTCGGTTGGTGGTGGTGGGATCGTACCGGCAAGCTCAAGGTTGGCCGGCTGATCGACCCGGCGGCGGCGGTGGCGGCCTTCACGTTCACCGACGTCGAGCTGGTCGGGCCGATCGGCATCGAGGAGGATCTGGCGCCGGGCCTCAGCACCCTCGTTGCCGGCCAGCGCAATTACTCGCCGCACGCGGGCGGCGAGATCGCAGGCTCGGTGCTGCTCACGGCGGACGCCGGGCGCCTAGCTGCCGACTACCTTGTGCGCAAGGTCGGCACGAGCACGCTCGCCGCGACGTACTGGAATGCGATCGGCGCCACACCGATCGAAACGCTGCTGTCGCAGGCGGCGGACGTTCAATCGCTGGCGGACTACATCAATCTGCTGTACTCGGCGCCGCGGTGCTTCTACACGTTCAGTGCCTACCTAGATGACCTGTCGGCGTACTCGATCGAGCCCGGCACGGTCGTGAACCTGCAGACGAACCTGACGAAACGTTTCGGATTAACGACGGGCAAGAACGTCCTCGTCGTCTCCGCCGAGTCGCGGTTGCTGTCGAACCGCGTCGACTTCATTGCCTGGGGCTGACGATGGCTGGCGCCTATTTCCTTTATAACGATCAACTCGACCCGTCGACGGCGATCACGTGCACGACCCAGAATGGCGGCACGAGCACGCCGGTTGCCTCGCTGCCGCTGATCAATACGCTCGACCGTCGCGTCGCAAAGGTGGCACGCATCACGCGCGCCGGCACGAACGGCGCTTCGCTGACGAAGCTGCGCTACAAAGTGCTGCCCGCCTCGACGGGACGCGGCCCGCTGATGGCGTTCGTGTCGAACATCGTCGCGGCCAATGGGGCCACACCGAGCGTCGGTCTGCAGCTGTTCGATGCGAGCTTGAATCTCTTGTCGTCCATCCCGCTGGTGCAGGCGAAACCGGCCGCGTCGGGGCTCTACAACGTCATGAACTCCCAGCTGTCCTATGCGGCGCAACCTCCGGGTTCGACGTACTGGCTGGATGTGCTGATCAACTTTCCCGGCGCGCAGCCGGCGTACGTCGACGTCGGCCGGGTGTGGTGCTCGGACGCGATCCTGCTCAGCGCGGGCGTCGATACGGATTGGGGTATCGGTGCCGTCGACAATGCGAAGGTGGATCGCAGCCGTGGCCAGCAAATCTACGCCGAGACCGTGCCGCGTTTTCGCAGCGCCAGCGTTCGGTGCTCAAGCATCGAGGAGGTCTACATCTACGGTGGAGCGCAACCGACGTTTCTCGGCATGGCGCTCGAAGCCGGCACGAGCGGCGAGGCGGCCATCTTCCCGCGCACGAGCGGCGCGAACGACATGACGTACCTTGGCATCTACGGCCGGCTCACGCGCGGGCCCGCGATCCGGCACGTCAACGGCATCTATTACAAC